AATAGCTGCAATATCTTCCTTCATTGCATCCATATCATCTTGCAAATGCTTTATGTCGTTAGCATGCGTTGCAAGCTCTCTAGCAGTTTGTATCTCGTCTACCATGTCAGCACTTCCACGCTCTCAATGATTTGTTAATGCGGCTGTTTGGGTCACTTGCGGTCTTTGACGAAGTTAACTTCTTCTTCACCCCTTCCATTCGGGCACAGAATGATTTCTTCCGTGAACCACCTTCTGGTTGAGGGGCTTTCAAACCGGGTTTCCCCGGATTGGCTGCGTTGTAAGACGCCCGTCCTTTGGCGTTTAAGCCACCCTTTGGGTTCTTGCCTTCTTTCCTCTGCCATGCTGGTGATTTAGCCATAGTTATTAAGGAGTAATAGTTGCACCATTAACAGCCAAAATTGCCCAAGCAGCGCCTGTGTATTGCAATGTCGCCGTGTCACCAATCGCGTTAAACGTAATTGATGCGTACCCCAAACGATTGGTTGGCGTTAATACCCCTGTATCTCCGCCAGCAGCTTCAGCTATATAAATGACTGTTTTAACTTGCCCCGTAGAACCATTAGCCAGTGTTAATGCGTTACCCGTAGCAGTACTCGTAAAGTTTGTTGTCAGCGTTGTTATATTAACTGCGCCGGGGCCGGATAAAGATTGAATACCTCCTGCCAAACCACCAGTCAACGTTGTTAGTCCTGTTACGCCAAACGTACCGGCAGCCGTAGTATCTCCAGTGGCTGCCGCGACATTAAACTTATTAGTTGATACCGAAAAGTCATCATCACAATCAAAAGTGCCTGCTGTAGCCGTATCGCCTGTAGATGCAATAATTGCAAATTTGTTAGTTGCAACTACAAAATTTCCGCTTACGTTAGCGGTACCCGTAACAATAAGATTGCCAGTATCTACCGTACGCCCAAGGGTTAAATTGGCTACAGAAACTTTATCTGTAACCCCGCTTTGAACAATAGGAAGTACTTCGGTTCCGGCTAGTGGGGTAGCCGCTGCTGGTAAAGCAGAGATTTTTGCATTAGCCATAGAACACCGTTATGCCAGTAATGTTAGTTAATGTTTTAACGTACACACTTGTACTAAAGCGAATACCTTCTCCGGGGATTGGCACATATACAGGGTTTTGTGTTGGTGTAGCTGCGGTAGTTAACTTCAAGAGCACAGCTCCAGAAGCGCCATCCGACAGCTCAAGAACGCCTGCACCGGACAAGTCCATGTAGACGCCCTTAACCCGCGTAGGAGCAGCATACGCATTGGCTGCTGCCCCTGTAGCATAAACACTCTTAACGTCTGTTTGCATCATGGTGATGCCTCCTTATTAGACGTTTTGCTGACCAACCAGCGGATCGGTAACGTAGTACAGAACACGACCAGAAACAGTACCGCCAGTAGGCGCATCGCCAGTATTAGCGCCGCCAGTGATATAGACCAACTCAGTAGCTGACATAATAGTGCCCAACGAAGTACCAGCACCACTGTCGCCCCATACAACTTGTTTCTTGCCAGCATCGGCAGCGTAGTTATCAATCAGTGCGGTTGGAGATGCTGTGCCAGTGGTATAGAGCGTAAAGCCCATGTCCATTGTTGGGGTTGTCCCACCAGTGCCTAAAGCATTAAATTGGATAGCTGTAATTACCGCTCCAGCAGGAAGAATAAGCGCAGGTGCGCCAGCAGCCGAAGAAACTTTTGCGGTTGTGGTATTTACAAGTGTTGGGTCAAAATAAAATTCAGCAGCCATGACGCCAGAACCACAATAAGCAGTGCGAGTGTTGTCGCCGCCGCCCGAGCGCCAGATGCTTTGGGTAGTTGATAATGCCATTTGAGTTGTCCTCACATGCGAGTTAAGCGCAAACGATCTGCATGTCGTCAGGCGGGGGGCCTGTTCGTAAGCGCCGGGAAACCCCCGGATTTAATACTTTATATAGTAAAAAAGAGGGGCTGTAAAGCCCCTCTTCTTATTACGCGCCTTGTGAGCCGTACATGCCCAAAGGATCAGACCAACCAAACGAATAACGCTCACGAGCCTTGTAACGTACGTTACCGGTATCGAAGTCGCCATCCATTGATTGCCCTAAAGGTGAACGGATAAAGTGCTTCATGCCGTTTGGAACGTCAGTGGTCAGGAACCATGCGTTTGTGTCGGTCAAGAAGTGGTTAATCGCGTAGCCTTCTGGGATCGAGCCATTGTTCTTAATGGCGTTGATGTCATTGTCGTTAGTGCCGACACGCAGGCTGGTTTCCAACAGACGGGTTGCAACGAATTGCAGTGCTGGTGGGATAATCAGTTTACGTGGACGAGCAGCAATCAACAGACCGCGTTCATCAGTCCAAGCTGCAATTTGAATAACTGCGTTTTCCAACGAAGTTTCATTCAAGTCAGCAGGAGTTGATGGGATGTTGCTGTTGGTGCCACCAGAAACCAAAGGATGGCTAGCCGAGAACAGAGGTACACCGTCGCCGCCGTAGTATGCAGCGGAATTAGTGAAGCCGTTGTTCAGGATAGACGCACCTTTAACTTGCTTGGTGTAAGCCATCGAACGAGCCAGACCCTTGGTATAACGCTGTGACAGTGAGTCGTACAGGTTATCTTCAATCGCTTCTTCAGTGATTGAAAAGCCTTGGGCAATAGTCTCGTGGTTGTATCGTGCAGTCCAAGCTTCTTGCGCGTTGTCATAAGCAATTGCGCTACCCTCGTTTTTAACGGGAGCGGCACTAAAGCCAGACAGCTTGGTTTCTTCTTCAAACGAACGCTCGGAAGTCTCTGTTTCGTAGATTTCCTTGTGCTCTTCGCCGTAACGGGCATACTCCAGACCGAACAAGGCGTTCAGGCCGGGGAGCAGCTCTTTCAGTAGTTGTGCGCGTGAAATAGCCATTATTTAACTCCATTAAACATTGAACTGACCGTTCGGGTTTAGATACGAATGACCACCGTTATACGACACGACGTTCGGAGTGCCCGCAGCCAAAGTGATGTATGGCATATTCCATTTAACAATAACTTCGCTGTAGTTACCAGACGAATTAGTTGTTTCATAAACGAGGCTAACGACACGCAAAGGCAGTGTAAATACAGTGCTGTCTGCTGCGTTGAACGCACCAATATTCGAATTACCCGAAATAGAGGTGTTTGTAGAAGGTTGCGAAATACCCATGTTGCTGCCAAGAATCGTGCCCGCAATCGGAGTAATGGTGGACGAAGTCGAACCACCAGTTACAGCAACCTTGAACAATTGGTCAGGATCATCAGCTACATAAGCCTCAATATCCGAAGCCACTACGCCGCCCGATGGGTACGATTGAGCGAACAGCTTCTGACCAGTCGAAGGATTGGTGTAAGTACAGCCAAGAAACACACCAACAACACCATTTGCGGAAACAGTAGACGTACCTGTTTCTTTAACAATAGTGCCGTCAGTGGTATTAAATTTGACTATGTCACCGTAAAAAATAGCGGTGCTGTAGCCACTTGCAATCGGGAGGTGCCGGTTTGCGCCAGCAAACACCTGACCGCCGATCAAATTGATCGGTATTAGCCCGTAGGGGGCGTTTACAGTCGGATAAGCCATGTTTACTCCTAGTTAATAAAGATACTACTTGTTACCTTTACCAAACGATGTTGTAGACTTTCGTTCATTAAACAAAGGCATACGAGCATCACTTTGGCGCATTAAAGTATTGTCAACGGCTTCAATGTTGCTTTCTGACTGCCGCTGATAATGCTCATTACGTACAACAACTTTTTCTTCGGGCATTTTGCAAAGCATCAGCCCGCCATGTTCGACATTACCGTTAGCATTAGCCGGGAGCATTAGCTCCGGGTGATCTTCTGCCTTAACTGGCACCCAACCTTCACGCATACGCAGTGAATAATGTGGATTCGGATGTCCGTTAATGTGTGTTGCTACCCAACGGTACGACCAGCCCGGCTCAGGAGTCGGATCAGGTAATGCTGACGGTGGAACATATACAGCGCGTGAGAGGGTATCCCGTGATGCTAAATCACGAGGGGTACGATTATTAGCCATTTTGTTTCTCCAATTTAGCAACTTCGGCAGCATACTGCTGCAAGGTCAATCCATACTTACGAGCTAGCTCCATTTGTCTAGGCGTAAGCTGAATCTTCTTTGTTCCAGTCGAACGAGTCGCTGGCGCAACAATAGATGCAGGTTTGCTTCTCGAAGGTTCTGACGAAGAATCACCGCTCGCGCCGAATAGTTCGGGGAACGTCTTTTTTAGGCGAGCGTCTATTTGCTCGAAATATGTGCCTGTGCGCGGGTCAACCCCTGCGTTGACTAGTTTGTGGTGCAGCCCTAGTGCGTAGCTGGTGTACTCTTCAAAACCCGGTTGCCCATACCACTGGTTTTTTGCCTGCCAGCGCAGGGTTCTTTCGTCGGCAACTGGTTCGGGTTGTTGGTATTGCTGTAATTGTTGTCTTTGTACCGGTTCCTCATCTTCTTGTAAAGGGGTAGGCCGGTAGTTATGGACTTGTTGCAGCCGCATTTTTGCATCAGTAAGGGCTTCTTGGGCAGCAATAATGGCATCAGTGTCAAATGACTCCTGCGCATCCTTTAATTGCCTCCGTGCAGCTTGAAGCTGTGCATCGGCGGAGTCTTTTGCCGAAGAAATAACGTATTCTTGGCCTGTATTGACGGTCTGCTTGAGCTTTTTGTTCTCATCCGCCATGTATTGGAGCAGTCGCTCCATCTCTTGTCTTTCCCGCAACAAGTTTTCTTTAGCTCTGCGCTCATCATGCCGCGCATGCGTCAGTTCTTTGATGCGAGCCTGTACTTTATCCGAGTAATTCTCGATCTCGTCGTCAGTTGGGTCAGCAATATCCTTGTCCAAAGGCTTACGGCCTCTGTCTTTTTCAGGGGTATCGTCAACTATTTCAACTTCAACATCATCTGAAACGGCTATGACGCCATCGTCCTGTGAAGCTTTGACATCATCGTCTTGTTCATCAGGAAATTTATAATCACTCATGTATATCTCCTATTAAGCGCGGGTAATTCCGCGTGGGTCATCTACGACGGCATCAATCTGATCGTCGTTTAGCAGTCGGAACTCCCGACCGTAAATTTTGAACCTTGTGCCAGAATATGCACGAGTCAAAACAAAATCGCCTTCTTTGCACCAAGGCACCCCATTAAATTTGGCTTCGTCTTTATATGCCAAAGGGCCAACTTTCAGCACAAACAGCACCGTTGTGGTGTGTTCTTCTGCCCTAATAAGTGCTTGTGCTTTGATAAGCTCGGAATTTTCAAACTTATCCGATACTTCAGGAACGCCGCAAAGAATTTTCCACCCAGTAGGGTGTGGGAGCATGCGGCCACGTTCTTCAATAGAGATTTCCTCGTTGGGTTCGTCGAGCTGCTGAATTGGTTCCGGCATTTGAACCCCCGGAGGTAAAAGTAGATCGCTCATCGTCTTCGTCGCCTTTCTGTTGTGCTTCTACAAGGTCAAGTAAATGTCGCTCTGCAAGGGCAAGACCTTGTATAACCCCACAGAGTTTTTGATACGTGGCGTAGTCACTACAGATGCCGCCTGCCATGTCATCTGTGTACTCGTTCATGTCTTTGCGTATTTTGTCGCGCAGTACGCTTGCGAAGTTGTCCGTCATTTTTCAGGGTTTCCCTTCGGTTGATTTTTTCCGCTTGATTGGCGAATACTCTGGATGTGTTGTACCGATGCTTGTCTGCGTTGTAGTTCAATTCGTTCTTTTTCCCGCATTAGCTCAATACCCATACGAGCGCCTTCACGCTCATCTTGCGCTTCCAATTTGGCTTTGGATTCTTGCGCTTGTAGTTGCAGACGTTGTTTCTCCAAGTCCAATCTGTCGGCTTGGGCTGTTGCATCAACAGCGAGCTTCTTCTCTTTAATAGCAAGTTCAGCTTGTTTCAACTGCATCTCTTGTTGCTGCAACTGTACTAACGGGTCTTGTGCTTGTTGTTGTGCTTGTTGCTGCGCAACTTGTGCTTGATTCTGCTGTAGTACTTGTTGTGCGGCTTGAGCCATCATGCCTGATAAGGCTGTTTCCATTTCTGGAGATAGCTCTTCTGCTTCAGGAGGTAATGGCATACCCAACTGCTGCTCGATCTTCTGACGATACGCATACGCTACGTGTTCTGAAACGTGCGCTGCTAATGCCGCCATAATTTGCTGTGCTTTGGGGTTTTGTCCTACCAACTGTTGAATTACTGGGTCTTGTGCTGCGGTCATGTGCACCTTAATGTGCGATTCATGATCTTGATAAAAGAACGCTTTCACTGGCTCACAGCGCAAAAGCGACATGTTCTCAGACACAGGGTCTTTTGGTTTCATATCATCTTCTAGCGGTACAAGCTTTTCTGCGTTCTTAATACCCAGCACATTTAACATCGAGCGGTGTAGTTCTGGCAGGTTGTAGATGTCTGGTGCCATCTGTGCCATTTGAATGACTGCCTGATACTGAACAACACGCTGCGACATCGTGGCCGCATTCGGGTCCGACACGGGGATTAAATCAACCTTGTCGTAATCCTCCTGCTTGGCTTTCTTTGTGCCGTACTCTGGATCGTATTCGTACTTAGGGTCTGTGTAATCACGAATAATTTCTTTAATTAATTTGAACTCACGCTTTAGCGTGTAGTGCATACGTGCTTGCACTGCCGTCATTACTTTAAGCTGACGTTCAAGAATAGCTAGTGTAGAACCCACAGGCGCATTTGCCGACATATCGGATACTTTCATATCCGCAGTCGCTGCAAACCGACGGCCTTCGTCAACAATTGTATTGAGTAAGTTATATAGCGTGGTGCTTGGTTCTTTGTATGGCAGCGGAAGTATAGAGTCCCGTATGCTGCCTGACGCTACATCAACGTCTCGCCATTCACCCGGAGCAATCGGAGTATCGTCGCCTTTGATCCTAAGTCCGCGTGATTTAAGACCGCCGGGTAGATTGGACAGTGTGCCTGCATCAACGAGTTGCCTCATCAGGCTCGTCGCATTTTTTGCAAAACCGCCTATTAAGTGAAACAAACCAAAGCCATACGCACCAAAGCCGGGGATGTACTGGTAGTGCACGAAGTGATGACGCTTGAGTTTTAACTTGTCGTCTTCTCTCCAGTTTCTACGGATAGACAGTATGGTGTTTGTGCCTTTAATTAAAGTCACCACGTACGGCAGCGCAATCCCTGTAGGCTCGCCATCGTCATCTTTATCGCAGTACTTATCTTCTTCAATGACCAAGTCAGCGTGGCACTCATATAACGTGTAACGGTCGTCGTTTAAGTCCGAGAACCCACTTTCTTTATCTTTGGCTTTCTGAATTTCTTCGGTTGCTTTGGATGGGTCTGGCAACTCCATGTCGATATAAAACCCACCCTGCTGCAACTTAATAATGTCGTTCTTGGTTTTGCGCATGACGTGCGTTAAGCGGTAGCACGTATCTAAGTCCGTAGTGCCATAAGGCAAAATCACATCTTCTGCTGGCACGAACATCGCCACTTGACGGCCAATGTTTGGATCAAAATACACTTTCTTAAAGGCTGAACCTGTAGCTGGCAAACTCCACAACATGCGCTCATGTTCTGGGCGATACTCCGTCATGACTTCAGTAAGCTCAAAGTTCATGTCTTCTTCTACGCGTATCGCGGCTTCTTTTACCTCTGGCGTTTCTTTACCAATAATTTTGGTACGCACCGGCCCTTGGGCTGGGAATGTCTCAGTTATCGACTCAGATTGAAAGCGCACAACTGCTTCGGTTAACATCGGATGGAACACGCCACACGCACCAGACCACGGCTCGGTTCGTTCCTCAATCTGCAAACCTAAAAGCTTTAAGCCATTAACATAGGCTTTCTCCCATTCTTTACGGGAGCCTTTGTCGTTAGTAATATCAAAATCCAACTCGCCAGCAAGCTCCGACAAAAAGCCATCTTCAAGCGTTTCTGCCAAATTTTCGTTAAATTCTTCCGAAGCTTCGGTTTTGGCAAGTTCTATTTCAAACCCCGGACCCGAGATGCTTACCGCTTCGGGATCAACAATCTCGATCTCAATTGCTTCTTCCCCGTCTGGTATTGATGCTAATCCTTGGGGGGCTTGATATAGCCCTTTGTCGATAGCCATGTTGGCTCCTTAATAGTAAGCCGCTCTGCGCGGTGAATAAATTTTGTCGTCCCGATCATCTGATTCAAGCGAAATAAAGCCCCCTTGCCTAAAGCGCAGGAGTGCTTGAGAAGTCGTGTCTACGTAATCGTCGTGTTCGCCAACCGGGAAGGCTGCTACTTCCTCAATTACTTCTCGTGCCCATCGGGTGTCTGGTGCCCAGACTTTACCAGAAGTAAATAGGTCTGCAATAGCGTTGACTCGGACGATTTTGTCGTTTCCTCTACTGGGGGAGAACTCTTGGACGGGGATGCCCATTGCTCTGATTTCTTGGATGAGGGGTGCGCCTGCGGCCTTTTTCTCCACAACGAAGGCATCCGGTTCCCACTCCTTATAGTGTCGTAGCGCAACTTGTTTTAATTCTGGAAAGTCCATACGGTCTTTAAACGCGTCCAGCAGAATCACTTGCGGCTCGTCCCGTTCTTCCTCATTGTAAAACACTCCCCACGTTGTGCAAGCAGAATAGTCAGCGGTAGTCTTAGCCTCAAACGCCGTATCCCAACTCTGGATGATGTACTCACATTTCGGTGGATCGTCTTTCTCCCAGATGCGCCAGTGCCGTCTGGCAATAATTGCCGAGGCTTCCGAGGTAGGCTGCTGCATGTACTGGGCGTTCCAGTACCTAGGGTCAATCGACGCTTTGGTTTTCTTTAAGGCTTCCAACGGCCACTGCTCCGGCCAGAGCGACTTCTCGTTCTCTTCGTCCTGATTAAGGATGGCTGGCAGTTCAACGATTTCCCACGGTATAGCTTCGGGGTTTCGCGTTTGGTAATCTACTAAGCGCCCCGTTAGGTCGAGCAACGACCACCTAGTCATAATAACTATGATTGCCCCGCCGGGCATGAGACGCTGCAATGGGCCGGTTTGAAACCAAGACCACGCTGTATCGAAGGCCAATCGTGAATTTGACTTAACGTCCTGCTCAGAGTGAGGATCATCAATAACAAAAAGATCAGCACCACGACCGGCAAGAGCACCGCCAACACCTGCGGCATAATATTGCCCCCCTGCGCCCGTAGACCATTTACCTGCTGCCTTCTGATCGTCGGCAATGCGTGTGTGGGGAAATAAATCGTGGTACTCATCGGACTCAATTAAGTTACGGACTCGTCGTCCAAAATCTTCGGAAAGGCTGGCCGTGTGCGTTCCCATGATGATCTTCTTGTCTGGAAACTTGCCAAGGAAATACGCTGGGAACAGGTAAGAGGAAAACTCCGACTTACCCATACGCGGTGCAATATTAATAATTACCCGCTTCTTCTCTCCCGCAATCACCGACTCAAATATCTTGGAGAGCTTCTTGTGGTGGGGGCCAATTTTAAATCCCGGATACACATGCGTTGCAAACCCAAGCATGGAATCTTGCCCAATGATCTTACTGGCTCTGGCTGCGCGTTCTTCCAAATCGGCCAGTAGTTCGGCTTTCTCTCTAGGGTTTAGGCTAGGCAATACGCGTTGAAGGGCTTTGATTTCTTCAGGACTCAGGACTGCTTTCATGCTCCTCCTGATCCATGTCTAAAGTTTGACCAGTGTCTTTTACATTCTCAATAATGTCTGTGACATCAGTAATCTCCACGATCTTAGCCATTTTCCCCAGCTTCTCTTTGATCCTAGCGTCCAGTTCTGAATCGGACAGCTCTGTCTTTTTGATCTCGATCTTCTCGGTGAACAAGCCAACCTCTGTGACCTTACCCAAAAGGGCCAAGGCTTTTAGTCTGACGGACGCGGTGGGATGCGTTGTCTCTTCCAAAATTTTAGCTACCGTGTAACCACGGAGTTCTTTAGCGCGTTCTACGAATTCCCAATCGTACGCGGTTAACATGCCTACCAGATGTTGTACTGCTGCCGGAGTTTTTACTTGGGCAAGCGCAGCATGGGTATGATCTGGGTTTTGTGCAGTTATTAAACTACTAAATGTTTCACGTGAAGCTTTAGCGTCTAGCTCGGTTGCTACTTCGTCGCCTACAGCGCCGAGTTCTTTAAGCCAGTCGGTCGTACTTATCTTAGCGTCCACGGCAGTAGCCGGGTCGGATTTTTCAAGCGAGACAAAGCCCGAGGATGTGCCCTCGACTTCGGGTTCAAAATCAATCAGGTGTTCTAACATCGCGTTGGCCCTTGCAACCACGTTGGACGCAGTGTATATTTAACTTTGCAAGTGTGCAAGCGGCAACGCTTACATTTGCTTCTCCTTCGCGTCAGCGAACTTTGTCCCTCAGTCACGGCTGGGGGATTTTTTTGTCTGTGTATGTCTAAGTTTAGACAAGGTGTTTGAGATTTTGTAGAAAATAATGTGGGGTAGGGCATATTGTATAAGTGATAACTGAAGTATTGAGCATGGTTGTGAAACAGTGTTCAGTATGGACGACCCCCCCTGTCTTCTATTTGGGTGGGTGGGGGTAGGGTGGGGGTCAGGGGATAGCCAAATCAGGTCAGAAATAGGGTCGAAATGACCCGAATATGGCTTAGATACTAGGGTTTAAGCCGATCAAAAAGGGGTAATGCTATAGTGAAATTGTGCTGATTCGGCACATAACTAACCCAAAGGAGCTACACCATGACTACATCAACACAATCCAAAGTTAATACCATCGTTGCTGCATATCTCAAGCAATCAGACACGTTAGTCATCGAGCTACACTCGCTCGGATTAGATACGGCAGAGCTACAGCGCCCCTACGTCATTAAAGCGGTATGCCAAGCCACCACGAACGGCAAAGGATGGTCGGATGAATGGCGCGGCGTTGTTGCGCTTGACTCGAAGCATCCACAGTACGAACTACTGAAAACCAAAGTGCGCCGAGTAATGGCTGCATTGAAGGGCGACGAACCGGCAGCGTCGAGCGGCAAGAAGGAAGTCGATGCCGTTGCGAAGCTATTGGCTGCATTCAACAAAATGTCGAAAGCCGAGCAAAAGAAGTTTTTGAAAGCTGTAGCGTAATCATCGGGTCACGTTGACCCGATGGAATTTCAAGGCGGTGCAAGCGGGGAGCCGAGCCGTTGTTTCATTCCATGTCTAACCAAAGGAGATTTATCCATGAATAGCCAAAAAATCATAGAGTTACTGCTAAACGGCGCGTATCACGAAGGAAACAAGTTCTTTCACCCAAGTTTTCGCAGAGGCTACCGAACAATGCGCGTCTCTGACATTTCATTCCAAGCGGCACTAAAGAAACTCGGAGCGCAAGTAAAACTCAACAACGGCAAGTACTCAATCTAACCAAAGGAAAATCACCATGCAAAACACAAAATCAATCTTCTTTGTTGAAGTAACCGACACCTACGCAGGTGAAGCAAACTACTGCTGGGTGAAACGCTTCAAAGTTCATGCGTCTAGCTTCAAAGGCGCAATACGAAAAGTCAGTAGCGAAATGGGCTTATCCGCCCGCATCAACGGTGACTACGGTGACATGGCGCGTTATGACTTCAAAGGAACCGCGATCTGCGCTTTCGTTATGCCCTACGAAGATCAAGCCGAGCACTACTTAAACGTCAAATCAATCTAACCAAAGGAGAATCATCATGACCGAAAACCAAAAGCAATACATAGCCGATATCGTTGGCTCAATAGTGGCAGGCATACTGCTAACCATCGCCCTAATCCATCTCATACCCGAAGGGATGTGGCTGTATCTCATCTGCCTTGTGTTCGGAACCGTCATCATCACCAACAAAATCAACCGCGCATTGAGAGGGAACTAATCATGCTCAAACTAATCAGCAAAACCACAGGCAAAGAACTGCGCGTAGGTGAGGTAGTGCATGACTTCAGAAACGATGCGCACATACTGGTCGATGCCAGACCGCCGCACAAGCCAAGCAGCGAAGGCTTTGTAACCTTGCGTTCAATGAACGAACACGCCTTCACACATGAGTACTACGCAGGGGTGATCGACGCGAAGTGGGAAAGCGGGTCAAGCTGACCCGTTTTTTACAAAATCTCGAGGTATCCAAGACTACACGCCTTGGCCCGTTTTTTGGACAGTCGAAACCCGCGCCAGTCCTAGAATCCAGCACTGGTATCCGTTTTATATATCTTTTTAAATAAATATATATATAGGGAAATATTTATATATAAGGGTGGGCAGTCGGCTGTCCGTAAGACAAGGTTGGCAGGTTTGTGCTTTAGTATTTTTTAAAAAAGATATATAAACCGGATACCACCCCTAAAACCTATGCTATGCTTGGCTTTTAGCTGTCCAAAAAACTGCCCGAAACGTGTAGTCATGGATACTTACAAGATAGTTAACAGCAGAAAGGCGTGTAATCATGTACAAATATTTAGCCACCGCACGAGTGAGCAAACTTGACAGTGTATTGAAACAAAAGTTCCCTAATAAAAAGCTGCGTGATTCTGAGCGCGACCGCATCATGGCTGCAAAAAAATCTAATCGCTCAGAAAAAATAAGGCGTACGCACCACAAAAAATTGTGGCAAGCGTTAGTGCGTGACTTGGTTTACGAAAAGAACAACGTGCGCATGGGTATGCGGTATCAATCCGTACAAAATCTCGAGTCCAGACAGTTTGCCTTTGAAGCGTACCTCGCAGTGATCGAGAAGGTAGAGACGTTAATCAAAGATCACGCCGAGAGTGGCGTCACACCCAGCGAGTACGCCCGAAAGAAAGACCTGCCCAACAACGGGCTGCATTGGACGGATTGGGTTCCTGCCCATATCAAAACCAAGATCATTACCCTATTCAACGCCATCCCACATACGCCGAGGGCTAAACGCAAGCTACCTTTCCCACGAACGAGGCGACCGGACAAAGGCAACCCGTTAGTCAACCGCTTACGCCAGCGCACCGAGAAGGAGTTAGCGTTTGAAGTGCGTGACCTACGGGCAGACCCAGCCAACCCCGTGAGATTGAAACGGGTAGCCCAGATGCGCGAGGCACTGCGAATCATGGAGACAATGAAACCGAACGACGTCATACCGCACACATGGCACGGGTTATTTATACAAGGGGCAATTACACGAGTTACTTAAAAACGGGTCAGCCTGACCCGCTAATCAGGCACAACAACCAAAGGAGAAGTAAATGAACCAAGACCAACAACACGCAGCAGCAATACACATGAAGAAAGTAGGCGGCGGGTTTGCAAGCCGTCTAGCCGAAGCGTACCTGTACGCTGACTCATGGAACCAGCGCCGTATCTATGAGGCGTTCGAGGATTTGTTTGAGAGGCACTTACCAACCAAAGGAGAAGCAAATGAAGTCATGTAGAAATTGCGAACGGTCTGTGCATGATGGGTATTTCCATGTGCGTTTGCTATGCAACGCCAAAAGCATGGTAGTCGTGCCGTTTCAATCTGGGGTAGCAGAAGAAAACAAAACGCATGACAGGCAAGCCCAGATGTATGCGGCAACGTGTGAATACTATGAACGGGTCAGCCTGACCCGATAACCAAAGGAGAAAAAGAATGAAATATTACATAGGCAAGATCGAGGAATTCAACGACGGTTTTGAGTACTCGACAGAGTACGTATTCAAAACCGAAGGCGACCCACATGAGTACGCCGACGAGACAGCAAGGGGATGGCGTGGTGAGGGTAATTGGGACGCTGACCAAGAAGGTTGGTGGTGTGAGCACACGCTGATCTTTAACGATGGGTATGAAGAAGTATCAGAAGAAGAGTTTGAAGTGTTGTCCAAGTACATAGTCGTTCTATAACTAAGGAGAAGCAAATGAAAACCAATGAACTAACAGGCGCTGCCCTTGACTGGGCAGTCGCGCAATGCGAGGGGTTAAACCCAATACTAGGCAGTTCGTTTGAGCGTGGTCATGCAGACGGGCTTGATCGGTATCCGTTCGTGTACTTACATGAGCCAATGAAACACAACATCGCAGCACCTGCGTTTTATACAGGGTACACGCCATCAGTAAGTTGGTGGATAGGCGGGGAGATCATCGAGCGCGAACGCATAGAGCTTGTGCCTGATGAGATATGGAACGCATACAAACAAGATCAACACATACCCAACACCGGCATGACCCCATTGATTGCAGCCATGCGCTGCTACGTGGCAAGCAAACTAGGTGACGATGTGGAAGTACCAGAAGAAGTAGTACTTGATAAATAAACGGGTCAGCCTGACCCGATAACCAAAGGAGAAGCACATGAACACATACGAATACAACGGCGTTGACCGTTGGGATTGGATGATGGCAGCAGCCCAAGCGATACAGCGTGTGTACTACACCCATCTATCAGAAAAGCATCATCGCAGTTGGCACGTCAGGGAACAGGAACGCTACAGCATGCACCCCGTCATTCAGAAAGCAGTCATGCTTGCACCGCCAGCCGACTGGCATCAGTTAGTTCTTGAGTGGCCGCATGTCAGCGTATCAAACGACACAAGCAAGATCGCCTACACCCGCAACGAGCAGCATGGCATCGACAACAGGCAGACGGCAACGTCAGTCGGTAAGTACATAACGCGACACTTCCCTACCCTTAAAGACCATGAGGTACGTGACTTGTGCGGTATGTACGGCGCGTCAACGTTCAAGATCACACATGACATGGAGCAGATGATCGACCTGCTACAGCGCGGCCCGAAGTCGTGCATGGTGTTTGACGAGAATGATTCCGACGATAGATGCGACGAGGGACATCCGTATCGGGTCTATGCGCCAGGTCTGGGCTGGGGTCTGGCAGTGCGCATGGTAGGCAATGGCGTCGATGGTCGGGCATTGGTCAACGAGAATGACAAGTCGTTCGTGCGTAGCTATCGGCGTAATGAGAACGGCTACTCAGGGGCAGACGAGGACTTGCAGTCATGGCTCAACGATCAGGGGTACAGGCACGTCAGGGGTTGGCAGTTAGGCACACGCTTGCGCTACATACCGTTCAGAAAGTACGGGCAAGACATACCCACCGCACCATATATCGACGGACAGAATCGCAGCGTCAGGGTTGACGAGTACACCAAGACGCTAATCATTGACGACGATGGTGAGTGGTTGTGTGACATGACCAACGGCGAGGCGCAAGAACAAAACGCATGTGTATGTCCTGACTGTAATGATCGTGTCCATGAGGATGAGATGAACTCTACGTATGACGGCAACGGCGAGTCGGTATGTAACTCATGCCTTGAGAACGACTACTACTACGTGCATGGGCGTAATGAATACGAGTATTACGTACACCGCGATGATATGGTCGAGGTCAATGGCAACTACTACCACGATGAGTTCTTAGCAGACAACGACATCGTTGAGCTGTATGACGGTGAGTATGAGGAGCGTGACAACACCGTGTGTATTGACGGCGACTACTACATGCACGACGACGAGCGGATTGTGCATTGCGAGGACACCGATGATTACGCGTTGATCGATGACTGCTGGCAATGCTTTGTGTCTGACAAGTGGTATGCAAGTGACGATCCGATACGCTTGTGCTGCATCGACAGCCAAGACGAGATCACCGTACACGAGGATGAGATACACCGCTACGAGTCCGACATTGCTTCATACGACCCCATCATTGACGCTTGCCTTTTCCAAACTGAAGGAGAATAAACCATGACTAACCAACCAGTACTCATGCACGTATTACACACCGCCCTATCAGTCAAGCGCCCACACAAGGGCAAGGGCGTGTGTGACTTCATGCTGTTTTTGATCGACACACTACCTAAACCCCTGCTACACACCACACACTTGGATGAGTGCGGCAACCTGCACGTTGATGCGCGTGGCAAGGGGAGTAAGACTTTGTTCGTAGCCCACATAGATACGGTACACAGACAAGACGGCAAGAACAAGATACGCAAAACCAAACATATGTGGTACGCCAAGGGCGACGTGCTGGGTGCGGATGACGGTGCGGGTGTTGCGTTGCTCATGCACATGATCTGCGCAGGGGTGGCGGGGTACTACGTGTTCACGCAGGGCGAGGAGAAGGGCGGCATCGGGGCTAAACACTTGCGCGATAAGCACCAAGACCTATTGAAACAGTTTGATCGGGCGATAGCGTTCGATAGGCGTGGGCTTGACAGCGTCATCACGCATCAGGGGTGGGGTAGGTGCTGCTCTGATGCGTTCGGTGAAGCGTTATGTCTGGAGTTGGGCAAAGCCAACGACAACCTGATGCACTTAAATGATGACACAGGCGTGTACACCGACACCGCTGAGTTCGTTGACTATATCCCTGAGTGTACCAACATCAGCGTAGGGTATGACCACGAGCACAGTCAGCAGGAGAGTCTCAACATCTCTCACTATCAACAGCTTTCTTCGGCGGTTTTGTTGGTGGATTGGGAGTCCCTGCCAGTGTCGCGTGACCCCACGCAGCCTGACCCGAAAGATAGGTACGCAGGGTTTGGGTTTGATTGGAAACCCACGACAACCAAAAAGAAAAGCTACGGTGCATACGTCTACGACATCGAGCGCGAGGCACTGTACGACGACCTGCTGGACTTCAGATACGGACACACCGAGCCACTACTACGCCGCGTCGCTGCCGTAGCCTACCCTGACGACCCTGAGTTAGCTATGCGGCATATGAACCCGCGCATGATTGACGACGAAACGCTGGACGAATTGTTACTTGATATTGATGGGATAGATTCACAAGACTTCGATGAGGTGATGCTGGACTTGTTTGATTTGATGCACGTAGCGTAAACAATAATGGGGTCAGGTTGACCCCTTTTTAAGGAGAAGCAAATGACTAGAAAGAAATCACGTTACACAGAAGCAGCCATAACCAAACGTCGGCTTGAGGATATACGAGCAGGCGAGGTACATGAGGCACTACACGCAGCGTTTTTTAATAGGTCGCCCGTGAACGTGAGAGAGGTACGCGACCGCTTAGACCCCGCGTTGAAAGCAATGGAGATACGGGAGATATTAAAAGTAGACTTAACCAACGGCGGAGACGGTGATGACCCCACTTATAACTGAGATGTCCGGTGCGATAAAAGAAGATGCGTTGAACTATAAATGGTTTGATGTATCTGAAGCAAAAAGAGAGGAACTAGTAGAAGACACCGCGCTTGATTTATTGCGACAACCTTTTCCGTTCGAGCAGTGTGCTGTTGTGGGGTTGGATGTAGATGGAAATAAGTATGCGTTCTTTGTGCACAAAGCAATGGCAGAGGTGGAGAACGGCACTACGCAAGAGTGCATTCGCATGAGAAGTTTTTGTAAATTTATGAATGACCACTTATTTCAACTCAACCCCTCACTAACGATTGACATATCAGGAGGGCACCTAAACAAAAGCGAAGCAACCATTGATGATGTGCGGGTAGCCATTGATGGGAAGTTTCTTAGTGAGCACCCAGAGTTTCTTAATAACCAAGAGATGATGAACGAAGCTGTTACCGTCTCTATGAACCTATTAGTTGAATGGTTGCAGGTATTGGATAAGAAAAATATAGAGGTGCACACGCCTATTAAACGATCTAACCATGCCAAGCGTATAAGGCAGGGAAAGAAACCGTTCTATGATTGGCACACGGTAACTATTGAACCATCTAAGCCAGCAGCACCACACAAGGGCGGTACACACGCAAGCCCCAGACTACATGAGGTACGTGGGCATTGGGTAGTCAACCGCAACGGCAAACGCTTTTGGAGACGACCGCATGAACGCGGGGATGCGGCACTAGGTATTTCGTTCCACGACTATAAAATTAAAGGAGAAGCACATGGATGACTGGGATGTTGACGAGGCATTGGGCATATTCTGTGCGCTAGTGTTAGCTGCGTTGTTGGTATTGTTGTATCTTGAACTCTTGTGAGTTTGTCAAGAGCTTGACAATCTAGCTGGTCTGTTTTACTGTCTAATTTAAAGGAGGGAATACTATGGATGGAACAGTCATATCCAAGGCATCAATGCGTCCTACGCCGTACGATACAGGCAAGGTAAAGATTGGTAGGTTTTATGAACCACCTAAACCACCATTAGAACCCGATGAACTAGCACTACAACACGCACTATTAGGTATCGCACCACCCAAAGAAACATTTTTTCAACGTCTAATCTCTCGCTTAATAAGGGGGTAGTCATGAGTGATTTGCGCACAGCAATAGTAAACGCACTAAACAAAATAGAAACGGAGAAGCAGATGCAGAACAACGAATTGAAAGACACCATCACCGAGTGGGCGAACGACGATAAACAAGAACCAGATGTACGCTCCACTACATTCAAGCCAACCAACAACGTAACACGCGAAACGTTTAACGCAGTGCGAGACAATCCGGGTAAAACAAACGGGCAGCTAGTACGCTTAATGCAAGCTAGAGGATTCAACCCGTCATCCGTTGGCTCACTACTAACGCAGATGGTACGGCAAGGATTGATACGTCGTGATGACGAAGGGAAGTTCTCAGCGCAGGTAGCAGAGTACGCCCCATTAAAAAGTCCAGCAGCTATAGCAAAGCAGAAGAAAATCGTACACCTTAATCGGTCCAAGCGCCCCTACGTGAAAGCAGCTAGGCAGAGCACCAAGGAAGGCATCGCAGCGTTGGGTACGCATACTACCGCGCCTGTGGCTACCCCTGTCGCTGCCTTTGACCCAGAGCAAGTGCTGTCAACACTTTCTTTCCCGCAGGTGTTGACGTTGTATAAAAAAATTAAAACTCTTTTGGGAGAAGCCGCATGATTGTTGATGAAGCAAACAAACTCGCAGACTATTTGTCTGGTATGCCACGTCACCAAAAAGATTTAGACGCGGCCATTATGTTGCGCTTACTTGCGCGTGTGTATCAGGTAGCCAAAGAAATGCTGGATGCCAAGACGATAGACACCAGCATGGCAGCGCATGATGAACTGATTGACTTAATCAAAGGGAAGCCAGACTCATGAATTTCGTGCGCAACATAGCTAAAGAACTAAAAATGTTTCAGTACTTGACGGATAACTACAAATTAAAAACAGACGCTGACTTAGCTGATTTTATGTTGTGTTCCAAGACAGTAGTGAGCATGACGCGACGAGGCCAACGAGCACTGAGTGCTCGATTAATTTTAACCATCTACGACAGAACCCCGCTATCTATTGAAGAGATCAGGGATATGTTAAAGGAGTATGTGTAATGGAGACGTATGCGTTTCTTACGTTTATAGGGGGCGTCCTTGTAGGTATGGGCACGGCAATACTACTAATTTGTTTAGCTATGATTATATGGAGCAAGCGTGGCAACTCCTGAAGCTAAAGTAAAATTGAAGGTTAGAAAATTACTTGATGAACTGCACGTTTATTATTTCTTTCCCCCAGCTAACGGTTACGGGCGTGCCGGTATCCCTGATGTCGTTGGCTGTGTTCATGGTTGTTTCGTAGCTATTGAATGTAAGGCAGGTCGCGGTGTACTCACTGCGCTACAAGAACGAGAGCTTGCAAAAATCAACGACGCGGGAGGATTTACTTTTGTCGCCAGAGAAACCAACATCGACGAACTAAAGGAGAAACTTGTATGTCTGATCCAAAAGAATTTGCCAAGCGTATAGAAGAGATGGATGAAGATGACCGCAATAACTTCCGCGACATCATTGAAAAACTTTCGCACTGCTATGTTAAAGATGCAGCGCAAGCTGTGATTTTGTACGCGCACATTGACGCACCCATGACAGAAGCACTGACTATTAATTGCAATGACATGGAGACGTACGACATTATTCAAGGAGCGTTAGGGTACTTTGAGTTTTTAAACATGCGCGATGCACCACCAAAGGAGAACTTTAATTGATGATTGAGACGATAGACCATAAGAAAATCTTTGCTTGGATTAATGCAGTATGGGCAAAGTCATTAGCCGCAGTAGTTATGTTTGTACTAGGAATATGGATAGGACAAGTACAAACAGAGAGCCGCGTAATTGGTGACTGTAAATACTCAGGAGCCTTTCGCGTAGATCATCAAGCGTTCATGTGCCAGAGGAGAATATGATGAGAGCATTTCCAAATTTTAGAAGCGACGGTATGGAGTTACGTGATTACTTTGCGGCGAAAGCTATGACAGGCGCGCAAATTTGGGACGCGGTTTTAAACGGCACACATCCAGTTTTTGAAGGTAGTGATGGCCCAACAAAATTAGCGGAAGTGGCGTATGCAGTAGCAGACGCAATGATGAAGGCGAGAGAGGTGAAGGGATGACTAGAGATGACATTATCCGCATGGCGCATGAGGCTGGATGGTCTGGCATTTATTCGCAGTGGGTCAGCCCTATTGAGCGTGAGCACCTGACTGTGCCTGTGACGATGGGGCAAATTGAACGTTTTGCCACCTTAGTCGCAGCAGCAGAGCGCGAGGCGTGTATCAAACTGATAGAAGACTTTTCAAAGACTACGATGGTTCCTGTTAGAGATACATGGGTCATGGGTTTGATTGCAGGAGCTAACGCGCTACGCGCAAGGGGGCAGCAT